ACTTCTCCGGTGTGGTCCTTGGAATACAAGCGCCGGTCGGCGAGGTTGAGGGCGAGGCTCCCTTCGGCCACTTGCGCGGCGGTGGGGACTCGGCCTGGAACCGTGCTGCGGAGGAGCTTGAAGACCGTGGCCATGGAGAAGTTTTAAGTTTTAAGAATTAAGTTTTAAGCAGTGGCCCCGTGGCGGCGGCGCGGGCTGGAACCGCACCGCCGCTGTGGGAGGGAGGGAGCTACTAGAAGCTGCCGCCGTCGATTTCTGCCTCGATGGCGTCCAAACGCGAATCGAGAGAATTTTCGGCTGCTGTGGCGCGGGAAATCTCGCTGTTCAGCGAGTTGGTCACTGCGGTCACTGCTGAGGCACGATCCGTGATCTCGGTGGCGAGGTTAGCGGCGATGACGCCTTCAGCGGCGGTCGCACGCGAGATTTCGCTGGAGAGGTTCGATGTCAATGTGGAATCAGCACTCGTGCGAGCGGATGTCTCGGTGGAGAGATTGCCTGCAACGGTGTTGATGTTCGATTGGACGGTCGTGATCGCTGATGCGCGGTCGCTGATCTCGGTGGCGAGATTGGCGGCGATGACGCCTTCGGCTGCTGTGGCGCGGTTGACTTCGGCTGTGAGGGCCGAGGAGGCGCTGGAAGCGAGGCTGGTGATAGCACCATTCAGAGTGCTGTCTGCGCTCTGGAAGGCCGAGACAACTTCCGTGAGGGAGTCGAGGGCTGCGCCGTCAACATTCGAGAGAACATTGTCGATGCGGGTTCCGAGTGCGAGCTCTGCGGCGACTGCACGGGAATTCTCCGAGGAGATTGCCGATGTGCGATTGCTGGTCTCGGTAGCGAGAGCGGCTGCGGTCGCGTAGTGGCTTCCGCCCACTGGCACCACCGATGAGCCGGTTCCAAGGTAGAGAACGCCGTCTACGGCGTTATACGCTGGCTCACCCGAAAGAAGACTTGCGGGGGCTCCTGCTGCGCCGGTCAAGCGGCGTTTGATTCTGATATTTGCCATGATGTTATTAGGGGGTATTGGGGGTTGTTACTGCGGGGTTAGTCCTAAAACTCACCGCCGTCCGAATCGGCGACGATGGGTATGTAGGAAAGGGTTTCGACATCCCAACGATGTGGGACATTGTTGTCGGCTGAAAAATAGATGCGGGCTACGACGCCTTCGGCGGGGAAATCGGCGAGAGTCGGGAAACGCTGCACATCGTCGAAATCGTCCGGGATCATCGTGCCACTGATCTGGCCCGAGGAGTCGAGCTGCGCCACCTGAGCGGTGGTCGAAATCATGTTTCCGGTGAGGGGATCGAACGAAACTTGCGACATGGTTACGCGAATGGAGGATACTGAACGAAGGAGGTTTTGAGTTGGGCGTTGTCGGTCGCGGGAACGCCGCCGAAATAGGTCATGCGGATGCGGGCGACTGCGGTTCCGCCAAAGCTGTATTCGGTGTAATCGGTGTTGTTGGTGGCCCCGACGCGGAAAATTTCAAACTTGTCGTAGAGAGGAACTGGAAATCCGGTGGTGACTCGCAGAGCCCCATCTGATGTGGCTTGGACGGGCTGCACGATGCCAGCAGAGGAGCGGGCGGCGATCTGAATTGTGGGGTTACTCATGTCGTTAATTTAATTATGGGAGAGGGTGTCAAGGGGTGATTATTGGAAGCTGGCGGAGTAGCGTCGGACTTCGCCTCGGCGAAGCCAGGCGTCGTCCATGGCCTTAAGGAGGTGGGATTCGGCTTTGGCGAGGTGGAAGCTGGATTTATCCATCTGGCCGTCTTCGGCAAGGGTCTCGGCAAAAGCGGTGGCCTTGAGGTATTCGGCCAAGAAGTGTGGCGCACGCTGACGAAGCCAGTATTCACCGTTGGTAGGAAGGATGCCGGTGGATGCTTGGAGCGCACGGTAGCAATCGCCTGTGGTGGGGTAGTAGACGAGGTCTCCGGCGTTGTAGGCCGTGCCAGGAAAGTAATCACTGGAGGTGAAGACGGGGAGTGGGAGGGCGAATTGGACGAAGACGGTGCCGCCGGCGTAAGCGGAGTCAGTGATAAGGACTCGGTCTTCAGCGATGAGGTATTTAAGCGAGATGGAATTTTGCAGGCCGTTTGGCTCGCGGTCGTAGATGTGCAGGACTTCGCCGATGGGGGTCTGACCGAGTTGATTGAAAAGAATGTATGGGATCTCGGTGGTCTCGTTAGCAGTGCTCTCGATGTATGTGGCGGTGAGGCGGTCGTTCCACGCGACATCGATGGCGGTGTCGATATTCTGGACATCTCCAGACGCAGTGGTGGTGATGCGTTTGATGCGCCAGACGGAATCTGCGTAGTCGGAGTTTGCCAATGCTCGGCCTATGTAGGCGGTGGTGCCGATGTAGTCGTGCTCGTATGTGAAGCCGCCTTCCACAAAGTCTGCGCCATTGGGCGTGCGCTCTTCGGTGAGGTAGATTTCTGGCCAGTCAAAAAATGTCCATGCGGTGAATGCGGCGGAGCTGAGATATTCAGCGATGGCTGCGGATTGGCTTGGCATCAAGGGTTGCGCGGCGTCGATGCCCATGCGGGTAATGACGCCGTCGCGGAGGGATTTGTAGGCGACGGTTTTCATTGCGCGCCTCCTTGCATTTCTTCGGCGACTTTTTGGAGGCCCGGTTGGGCGCCGACGCGGCCGATTTGGGCGTTTTGCTGTTGTTGGACTTGGAAGGCGAAGGATTCCATGCGGGCGTTCAACATGGCGGCGAAGATTTGGTCTTGTTGCAGGCGCTGCTGGATGGCTGGGTTGCTTTGGATGATGTTTTGGAGGGTTTGCAGGCGGAGCTGGAAGTTTTGGCCCTCGCCTTTGAGAGGAGGCTCGGTGCCGGCGGCGATTTTTGTGAACTGGACTTGCTCGTCGTCGATCTCTTGCTGGCTGGCGGCCTCGGCGTCGCGGATGAGGAGCTCGGAGAGATTTGGGTCGATGGAACCGAATAGGAATTTGACGAGCCCAGCGCGGTCGATGACTCCTTGCGTGTCGAGGGGGATGAGCTGGGTGAGCCCTTGCAGCTTGATCTTGAGCGCTTCGGAGTCGAGCGTGCGGGCGTCGAAGTCGAGGCGGAGGTCGTATTTGCCCTGGATATCCTGGCGGCTGGCGCGGAAGGGGGTGGGCAGGCCGCCGGCGACTCGCACGAACTGGATGTCGTCAAGGTATTGCTGACAGAGCTGGAAGGTCTGGCCGAGGATGAGGGCCATGTCGGCGAGCCAGGTATCGACCAGATCCTGTTGGGCGAGGAGAGCACGCTGCGGGGCCATGTCGGCGCGGGGAATGCCGAAATACTCGTCCACATCGCGCCGGGTGGCGGCTTCGATTTCGATGGTGCCCATGTCATTCACCGGCGGGGCCATCCATTGGAATTCGCCGGGGCGACGCTCTGGGAGCTGCTTGGCGGGGCCGAGGACGATTTCCATTTTGCCGCGATTGGCAGGAACTTTGAGCGGGGGGAGAATGGTGAGCGAGGCGCGGTCGCTGCGATAGTCGCGTTGCACCTTGATCTCGCTTTGCTGGCTGGCGACGAGCTCGGGCACGCCTCGGGCCTCGATGAGCGGGCGGCTGGTGCGCTCGAGTGGTAGCTCGATGAAGGGATACTGACCGTGCTCGTAACCCATGGCCTCGGACTTGGCGACGCGGTCCACGACGCTGGGCTGAATGTGGGTGCAGATGACCTCCATGGCGCCGATTTTTTCGTTCCACTTCTTCTGATAAACGCGCCAGACCTCGATCATGTCGCGGTCGTCGGAGAGCAGGAATGTATCGGTGATGCGATACATGTTCCGGCCGGTGCGGCGGGAGATGCCTTTGTGCTTTACGGCCTCATCGATCCAGCGGGGGTCGTAGTCCTCGGTGACTTCGCGCTCGCGGAGCTCGTCCTCGCGGAGGAGTTCGCGGCAGGCGATAAAAGGAGCCCGCTGGAGGTCGTAGGTGGATGGAGGGAAAATGATGTCCTCCCATGGCTCGTAGGCTTGCCAATCGGGGAGGTTCTCAAAAATGTAGGGCGAGTCGTATTCAAACGCTCCGGTCTCGCGGAGCTTGCGGACATTGGCAGCGGTGCCTTGGCCTGGGAGCAGGAGATCCATCTCGCGGGCGACGGCTTCTTCCTGCGTGGGGTCGAGGATGGCCTCGATCATCATGGCGAGCTGGGGGTCGCCGGTCTCCATGTATTGCATCTGGAGAGACTCGAGCGTGAAGGTGAGTTTTTCGTTGCGAGTGGTGCGGCGCCAGAAGACGCCCATGACGGCGAGGCCGTAGGTCTCGCGGATGTTTGCGGCGAGTTCGACCTCGCGCTTCGTCATGGCGGCGCAGTGGGAGTTGAGAAGCCACTGGATGACGGTCTCGACTTTGCGACCGGCCATGATGTCGGTCGTCTCGGTGGGCATCACAGCGAGACGGGCGCGGGTGAAGGAATTCTTCATCAAGCGCACACGCTCATTGATGAGCATGTCGGAAAGGCGGATTCGGGAGTCGGAGGCGCCATCCCAGGGGAAGGCTTGCTTGCCGAGGTTCGACGAGATTTTGCGGCCTGTGTCGTCTTGCCCTGGCCAGAGACAAAACCTCTGGTTGTAGTTGAGATTTTTGCGCGACCAGTAGTTTGCCGCGTCGGTCTCCGCTTCCTCGACGAGGCCGATGATTTCTGAAATGGCGGAGGATTTCATTGGACGACGATGGTCGGCTTGGCGGTGGTGGTGACGACGGTGTGGGGGTTGGCTTTTTTGAATTCCTCGCGGAATCCTTTGTCCTTCCAGCAACCGGGGTAGAGGTTGTTCCAGTAGATGTAGCTGTCGAAATCGACGGACATGGTGTGCTGGCCGATTCCTTCCACCGTGCTGCGTGCTGCGGCGATGCGGTCGCTGGCGGCTTTGATGCGCTGCTGGCGCATCTCGGCATTGACCATGCTGGCGTGC